AAACGCAGGAAACGAAAGGAGACCGCGAAAGCGAAATCTCCAGAAACCGCTGATTAATGATTCAGTTAATAACAACAACCGCGCCGACAACGGAGCCAATAACTACTGCGGAGGCAAAGGATCATTTACGTGTCACGTTTTCAGATGACGACACATACATTGATGCTCTAATCGCCACCGCAAGGCAGATCGTTGAAGCAAGATCGGGAATGCGGTTATTCACGCAAACGGTCGAACTACGCGCTGACTTTTGGTCTGAGATAGGGCTATCTGATCCGCGCCGATCTGATCTGATATCACTCCGAGTCGCCCCTGTTCAGTCGGTCAGTTCGGTTAAATATTATGATGATGATGATGTTGACACGACAATGACATCAAGCCTCTACTGGACTGATTTGAGTTCGGTGCCATGTCGGATTCAGGTAAAAAACGAATGGCCCAGCATCAACGACAGGGCTGGCAACATTCGAATTACAATGGTTACTGGATGGGCTACATCCGGAGCAATCCCCGAGATATTCAAGTCGGCAATAAAATTGCTGGTGGGCCATTATTATGAAAACAGAGAGGAGGTGACTGATTTAAAACTGATGTCTATCCCCGAAGGTGTCGACAGGCTCATATTGAACAACCCTGAATTCCATCACTATTCTACGGGGTCGATGTGATGGCTAAGATTCGTTTTAACATCACGACTAATTTCAAAGGCACCGAATATCGGCGCGGCGATGAAATGAATATGACAGAATCTGAGATTAAACTATTCGCTGGCACAGGATCGAGCGGGATGCCTCACATTCTAAGGATTACTAAGGGAGGCAAGAATGGCTCGAAAGATGCTAAAAGCGGGTCAGCTTCGCAATAAAGTCACTGTTCAAGTCAACACGGATAGCCGCGATGCTTTCGGTGGCATTGTAAATTCTTGGGCTACCAGATTTATCTCATTCGCGTCCATCGACCCAACGTCAGGTACTGAGCGTCTCGGCAGTGACAAAATAACCGCTGACCGCTCGTATGAGATTGTAATGCGAGCAAATCCTTCGTTGTCAGTATCACCGCAACACAGAATCAGCTGGGACTCCCGATTGTTTGATATTGAATCCGTTTCTAATTTTGAAGAAAGGGGTCATTTTTTAAAGATTGATGCTATTGAGCGCGGAGTATGAGCACCGTTTTTAGTAGTGCTTTAACAAATTCCGGCGATGGAGTTAAATTTAGCATTGACGCTCGGCACTTGTTTAAGCAATTGAAAAAGCTGGACGCTGAGTTGGAAAAATCAATAGGTGATAAAGCTGTTAATGCTGGAGCCAAGCTGTACGCAAAGAAAATGCGCAAGGTCATTCCTCGTGGAACTGCTGCAAGACGCAAAAACGTGTCTGGCAAAAAAGCAACAGAAGACCGTCATCTAAAAAGATCAATTATGGTTCAAAAAGCAAAGCGATCAAAAGCGAGGAAAATTATTCAATACAAGGTCGGAATTATCGGCTGGGCTAGAGCATACGCACATATTTACGAGTTTGGATCAAAATACGTGACAGGCACTCGGGTATTTACAAAAACGCTTGAGAGTTCAAGAACAGAAATACTTGACGCGCAAAATAAAAAGTTGCGTGATGAGCTGAAAAAGTGGGGGTTGTCTTAATGGCTGAAGCGGAGACAGCGATAAAAAGTCTGCTGGAAACTCAAGTGGCCAATCTTGCAACGGCAACCTCGATATGGGCGATACTTGCCCCTTCTGATGCTGCTAAACCATACCTGAGTTATGAGGTTTTGACAGAGCAACCCGTGAACGTGATGGGTCAGGAAACGGCACCAACTGAAGTTCTGTTCCAAGTAAATATATTCACAGACACGTTTCTGGAGACTGTAAACGTCACGAATGATGTCAGAACTGCACTGAATAGATATTCTGGAACTACTGGCTCGGTTGTCGTTCAGGATATATTTTATGAGAACAGAAACGATAATTTTGATGAATCAGATAATGACTATCAGCGCACATTAGATTTTAGAATGTGGTTCGAGGAATAATATGGGTACTCAAGTTATAAAAAATAAACCTTCTTGGCTGGGTGATTTAAACATCGGAGACTATGCCCACGCCCTTGCCATGGATTACGGGGCTGATGCTGTAGATAACACAGTGCTGACTGACACGACCCACAGCAATGCTGGAGGACTGTTGACGTTCGGGTTTAGCTGCGATGCCTATGCTGATTTTACTAACGCTGATAGCGCAGTGTTTGCTGATGTTGCTCAAGCTATTCCGCTCACATTTGCGACATCGAGCGGCGCTGATGACGAAGTTGCATATCTTATTAATGCTCGTCAAATATCAACAACTCCTATTTCTGGAGCGGTCGGGGAAATGGCGGGAATGAATATATCAGGAGGTGCAGCAGGGGGGCTGACCAGAGGTATTATTGAGTTTAACGCTAGCGCAACCAGTTCCAGCACCACCACAGGATCACAGTTGGGTGCCGTATCAGCCTCTCAAAGTATTGTAGCCAACCTTCATGTAACGACAGTGGTAGGCTCAACACTTGATGTAATCGTTCAGAGCGACGACAATAGCGGTTTTACAAGCCCGACAAACAGAATTACATTTTCTCAGGCAACGGGAATCACATCCCAGCACTTGAGTTTGGCGGGAGCAATAACAGATGATTACTGGCGGTTGAGTTATACAATTGCTGGGGGTTCATTCACATTCGCGGTTGCCATAGGCATCGCATAAAGGAGGTCATTCAGATGGCAACTTCAGTTTTAACAGACGCATCAGTAAATATTAATAGTGTTGATTTATCTGATCACGTCACATCGGTATCTATTAGCTATGAAGCAGACGCTGTCGAAGATACTAACATGGGTGATACTACGCATACCCAATTGGGTGGATTATTTAATTACACCGTTGATGTGGAATTTTCTCAGGACTACGCAGCGAGTAAAGTGGATGCGACATTATTTTCTCTGGTCGGAGCCACTAGCACAGTAGTCTTGAAACCCACATCCGCAGCAGTCAGTGCGACAAATCCATCGTTTACGGGGACCATGCTTCTGACTAGCTATCCTCCGATCAGCGGTGCGGTTGGTGAGTTGGCGACAGCATCGGCGAACTTTGCCGCGGCAGGAGCTCTAGTCAGAGCAACATCGTGATGGAAGAGTTAAGCCTCGACGATCTCAAAAACTATACGGTTGAAGTTCACCCTGTAGAATTTTTAGGTAAACAGGCATACATTCGATCACTCACGCTTGCAGGACAGGAAACGATCAGCAAACGCTATGCGGGGAAAGAGGATGACGAGGCCAATCTTTCAGACATAGTGTTTATGGTGACGTTGCTGCTTTGCGATTCGGCGGGTAATTTGATTTTTGAAACACCCGATCAAGGGGCGGAAATACTTGCGCGGCTGCCGTCAGTTGATTTAATGGCTTTGATTGACGTTGCAAATAAGATCAATGGCGTTGACGTTGAACACGAAAAAAAACTCTCAGCCGTGACCTAGCGTGTATGCTCAGAATTCGTTTAGCCAAAGAATTTGGTATGACGCCTACTGAGGCTGGTAAAAGATTCACGGCGAAAGAAGTAGGTCAGATTTTGGCTTATGAAATGCTTGAACGAGAAAACGCAGAGCAACAGATGCGCGATAATGAACTTAGAAACAAGGCATCGCAGCAACGCAGCTCCGCAACGGGGTAATTAAATGGCTGTCATAGGCTCGCTGATTGCAAACCTTGGGATGAATACCGCTCGTTTTGATGCGGGAATTCAAAAAGCTCAGGGAAGCATGAACAGGTTTTCACGCAAAGCGTCACGCTCATTCAATCGAATGAACAAATCAATGGGGATGCTCGGTGGCAGAATAGCTGCGGTTGGTGCTGTAGGATTTGGAGCATTGGTCAAAAACTCACTTGATACTGCTGACGCTATGCAGAAGTTGAGTATAAAAACTGGAGCGTCCGTTGGCGCTTTGTCTCAACTGAAATTTGCTGGCGAGCAATCTGGCGTTGAATTTAAGACGCTAACAAAATCAATGGAGAAAATGACAAACGCTGTTGCTGAAGCAAAAGCGGGAGTTAGCACCTACGCAATAGCTTTCGACGCTCTCGGTGTAAATGTCGAAGGGCTGGCAAAGCTAAAACCTGAACAACAGGTTGAGGTTCTTGCAGACGCTTTCCAACAGGTCACTGATCAGACTGACAAAACCGCGCTGGCTATGGATATTTTTGGTTCGCGTGGGACACAGATGCTCCAGATGTTTAAAGATGGTTCTGGAGGTATAAGGGAGCTCAGGACAGAGGCTCATAATCTTGGCATAACATTGTCACAAGAGGCCGCAAACGGCGCTGCTGATGCGAACGATGCTATCAACAGGGCTAAATCCGCAATGAGCGCGATGGCACTTGAGTCTACAGTCAACCTTGCGCCAGCTATTGAAGACCTTGCAAACGATTTGTCAGACTTAATACCTCGGGCAGTAAACAGCGCATCAGAATCTTTCTTTGTTTTTCGAGAAAACAGCCTTCGGGTCATGTCATTCCTTGTTCAGAAATGGTCAGACTTTGCGGCGTTTGTTGGGAGCGCAATGGGTGCTGATACAGTTGGGAAAGAAATAAAAGAAACCATAGCTATAATCGCTGAACTTAAAGAAGAAATGACTAATTTATCCCCATTGGATAAAAAATTGGTGGGTTATGTATTTGCTGAATCTTTAAAAAACGCAGAAAGTAAATTAGAAAACCTTGTTGCTGGAGATACCTTCGGCCAACAAATGGCAGAAAGCGCGGCGCAAGCAGAGCTGTTTGCTAGTGCATTGATGGTGTCAGCGGATGAAGCGCAAGCAGTGACACAAAAACTCACTGGTGTAAAAACTACGTTTAGTGAAATCAACGCAGAAGTTCCAGAACTGGTCGGAAGATATAAAGGGCTTTCCGCAGCCACGGAAGATTACAAGGAAAAAACAAAAGAGCTTGGCAAGGTAATCAAAGTAGATGTTTTTGATCAATCAAAGAGTTTGTTTCAACAGATGCGTGACCAATGGAAATCTAATCTGGCGGGGATGCTTAACGATTGGATATCTGCTGGAATCGGGAAGTTATTTCAAGGTGCTTTCGGCGGCAAATTTGGAAAATCAGGCGGGTTCTTTTCTAAGTTGTTTGGATTTGCTCGGGGAGGTTCGTTTGAAGTCGGCGGAGGCGGAGGTACTGATTCGAATTTAGTAGCGTTTAAGGCGACTAAAGGAGAGACAGTCAGCGTCAATCGCAGAGGCGAGGGTGGCGGCGGGTCAGTGATCTTTCAAAACAGCTATGACTTCAGAGGCAGCACATTGAGTGAGGCAGAAGTGACAGAAATGATCGAGCGGAGCAATCGTGTCACTCAAAGACAAATCCAAAACAAAATGTTGCGAGGTAGATTCTAGTGCCTACGGTTGTAGCTTTCCCTTCAATTATTCCTAATTCTAGCGAAATGGGAATCGTCACAAATTCCAAACAATTTGTTTCGCCGCTGACGGGATACACTCAAACAGCGAGCAGGAAAGGAGGCAGATGGCTTCTGCGATTGTCGTTTATTAATCTGAGGGCTGATGACAGGGCTGTGCTGAAGGGGTTTATGGCTTTTATGGAGGGTCAGGTGAACCGAATTGAGGTGGGTGATCATAGTTACACTGGCGCCAGAGGCGCGCTAGGAGGCACACCGCTGGTCAACGGGGCAAGCCAAGTAGGTACGTCGTTGATTACGGACGGTTGGTCCGCATCTACGTTAGTTTTGAAGGCTGGTGATCTGTTCAGTTTCAGCAACGGAACCTACAGCGAATTAAAACAGGTAACCAGTGACGCGACCAGCGATGCAAGCGGGAATCTCACGATATCTATTGCTCCAGAGATTCACACCTCGCCCGTTGATAATGTCTCGATTGTTACAGCATCCCCTGTTGGTACGTTTATGCTCGCCTCTCCTATCGTGCGTTGGTCGAATAGACCTTCACAAAGCGGCGGAGTATCTTCGCCGTTATCTGATTTATCAGTTGATTTGATGGAGGACATCGGGACATGAGTAGAGGGATATCATCTGTTGTTGTTGATAGTATTCTTAACAGCAGACATATTAGAATGGTTGATTTTGCAAAGATTGAATTCCAAAGTGGGACGATTTATTTGCACAATTCAATTGGGACTTTTATTTGGCCCGATCCTGATGATGGGTCCCAAAGCTGGCTGGGTGTTGGTGATTTCGGAAATATCTCGACAATTCAAGAATCCACCGAGATGTCGGGCTTTGAGGTGACTCTCGTTTTGTCGGGGCTTGATGCAAGCCTAATGAATGAGGTTATGCTGCAAAACTATCAAGGCAGGAAAGTTGTTTTATATCTTGGCGCGTTAGATATTGACACAGGATTGTTGTTAGATACTCCCAATGAAATTTGGTCTGGTGAAATGGATGTCGCGAGATTGTCGCTTGGCGCTGGAGATCAAAATGCTATTGAAATTGTTTGCGAATCAGATTTCTCAAAGCTTGACAATATCAACGGGCGGACTTTTTCGGACTCTGATTTGCAAGCTGAATTTGCAGGAGATACTTTTTTGCAATACATGACGGCGATGGAGGATACCAATGTGGTTTGGCGAGGATCTAGTCAAATTCGATATGACAAAACACCTCGCCCACCGGCTGACCCTCGCGCCATACCAACAACCTATCCGTGAATAGGAGGCTTGCCGTTCGTGAAACCATGCTCGAATATGCGGGAGACCCTTTTGCGTGGGGCGTTCTTGATTGTTGCCAATTTGCTGCGAAAGTGGCTGAGAAAATTACAGGAATTGATTATAGCAAAGGTTTTTTTTACGCTTCAGAAGATGACGCGGAAGGAATAATCAATTCGGCTAACGGTTTAGAAAATTTGGTGACAAAGATACTGGGTGTTGATTCTGTGGATGTTGAGTTTTTAGATGTGGGCGATCCGGTGCTGGTTAATATTCCTGTGATGGGCGACATGATTGGCATATTCAATGGAACTCACGCAATCATAAAATTAAAACAAAGGGCTGTTCTGATAGAAGGTCGACGAATATCAAAGGGGTGGAATCTTGGCTGATCCATATACATTTCTTGTCAAATTTATTGTTTCGGTTACTGCTCCATCAGCAGCAGCAGCAGCAGGGATCAGCACAACTTTTATTGCTGTTTCTAACATTGCCGCGACTATGGCGGCGATGGCCGCAGCTTCTGCATATGCAAAAGGTCAGATGCCTTCGCAGGGCGACAGCGTAGATTTAAAACGTGACGTCAATATCAGGGGCGGCACAGAGGGCAGAACGATAGTTTATGGTGAGGCGCTTGTTGGTGGGGTCATTGCTTATTCAAATGTTGGTGGCCCTAATAAACAAGAACTCACAACGGTAATCGTTCACGCGGGTCATGAAGTTCATGACATGACAGATGTTTTTCTTGATGCTTCAAGAATTACTAATGCACAAATAGGCTCTGGAGCAGGGGCAGGAACTGGTTTTCACCAAGTAACGTCAGGTGATTATTTTGTGGGCGCTCCAACTAATTTAGGTTATGCAGGTGTAGACAGAAGGAAAGGTTCTCCAACACAAAGCTCCAACGCTTTGTTGATTGCTCAATTCGGATCTGATTTTGACACTTCGGATAGAGGGAGAAATGTTGCCTATTCTGTTTTTCAGTTGGCACTTGCAGAACCTAGCCAAAAGATGTTTGAAGGCGGTGTCAGGGATTACAAAACTCTGATTCAAGGGTAGCTGGTTTACAACCCAGCAGCAGATGTCTCTGCTGGAGCGGACATGATTGCCAACGGCTTTGCTTCAACAACCTACAAGTCATATTCAACAAACCCGATTCTTTGCGCCATTGATTACATGATTGATGATCGTTTGGGCATGGATATCAAGCCGTCTAACATTAATTGGGATGAAGTTGTTTCTGAAGCGGCTTATTGTGACAGACCAGTGGCAACTAGTGTTACAGGTGACCGTGAAACTAGGTTCACTGCAAACGGATCTTTATCGACTTATGACACCTACAAAACAAATATTTCAAGGATTCTTTCGAGCTGTAATGGTTCAGTAGCCTACAAAAACGGTAAATGGTTTTTAAAAGTAGGTCGGTATGGTCAAGATGATTCTCTTGTAGCAAACGGTGAATTTTCATCTGACGCAAGCTGGACAAAATTCGGAACAGGTACAGCAGCAGAAACTGGCGGGAGAATGGAATGCGTTGCAACCGCTGGTGATAAAGTCGGAAGATATCAAGCGTTAACGGGTCTCGTTGTTGGAAACAGGTATGTTGTAACGGGTCTGCTTGAAAACACAACAATAGCCACAAGCTCTGCTGGTGAGATAAACGTAACAACGGGGGCTGGAGATACAGGGACAACCCTTGGTGGTGCCTCAATCACCGTCGGTGCCGCTGGTGTAAAAGACGGTAATCAAGAATTTGAATTTATCGCCACAGCCACAACGTCATATTTGAATATTTTAGTAAATGCGGTGGGTGGTACGACCACTGTTTATTTTGACAACATCGAATCTTATTTGGTCGCTAATGTCACTTTGACGGCTGATTGGATGAGGGATTCAATCGGGATACAAACTGGACTAACCAAGCAGGAGCGTTTTAACGGATCAAGAGGTTTTTACTTTTCAAAAGATGAAACCTACAAACAGATTCAATCTATTGAAGTGACCAACGCTATAAATTTGGCGCGTGATAATCAAGAGGTCTTGTTTCGAGAATTCAATTTGCCCATGACTGATACAGAAGATGAAGCGCAAAGAATTCAATATAAATTACTGAAAATGAATGAGCGGCAGGTAAGAATAAATGTTGCTTGCAACTATCTTGCTTTGAATGTCGCTGTTCATGATCGGCTCATGGTCACTATCAGCGAATTAAGTTTTGAACAAAAACCTTTTCTTGTCGAAACGTGGGAACTGGTGGATTCTCAGGGTGGGGTCAATATGACTCTGATCGAAGATGATGCAGATTATTGGCGCGACCCTGACACGAATGATTATGCGACACGAACAGCCACAGGCGTTCTTGTTCCTGCAACGCCTGAAGTTCCACCCCCGACAAATGTTACCCTTGTCGCCCGAAGTGGATTGCCAGACATGATTGTGAGTTGGACTGATCCGCAACCTTCTGTTCAATACGATTATGCGCAAGTCTACAGAGCAACAAGCAATTCCTTCGGAGCGGCTAGTGCATTAGTTGATACTCGTTCAAACACGTACACAGACACGACAGCGGTTTCTGGGACAAACTATTACTATTGGGTCAGATCGCGTAAGGGCAACGAATTTTCGACAGAAGTTGCTACGACTCCGACAAATTCAACGGCGGCGGCAATCAATGCAGCGACGGCTACAAATGTTCAGTGGTCTGGAGTGCTAGACGGCGCTGGAACGATCCCCTCAAATAATGCGACAGTAGGGTCGAGGCTCGGCATTAACTTTACAGACAGCGCAGGGGGTTCAGTTGATGACTTTGGCGCGCTCAATAAATACGCTTTCGGTGCGCTTCAGGCTCAAAACTATAACCCGTATTTCACAATAGTTGATCCGATTACCGAAACACCGCAAGGGTGGTATCTTGGGGATCAAACTGGGTCTGCTGCGCGAAGCTCAATTATTGAATATAGTGACGCCACAAAAACAGCAATTAGAATAAAGTCTGGTCACGGAGCAATTATTGTTTCTCAAGCTATGAGAATGTTGTGGGGATACGAATTTGATGTTTCTGTCAGATTTAAGGGTGTAGCCAGTGGGGTTATTGTTTCATTCCCGCTGTATATGTGGGACAACGACACATTAACCACATTATCATTTTGCATGAATCCGACAAACGCAGATGCGGAAGTCTCATCAGCGACAAGAGAAGGCGGTCTGACAGGAAGACCCCAAGCAGTCACGACTACGGGTTACCAAACTTTGACCTTTTCGCACAAACACGTGGAGTTGGATAACGGCATAGACATAACCGCGCCGTATACTAACGCCAAATGGGTAGCCATAGGCGTTGAGGTTTTGACATCCAACGGCGACACCGATGTCGATATCGACACGTTGTTAGTATCAGTTCACTCCACAAATTATGTCTATACCGGAGCGCCTTAAATGCCCGTAAATTTCACTGACGGTTCTATTTATATCGACCACGCAGCAAGCGGGAAAATATATTATTGGTATAGTGCGGCGTGGCGCGAAGCGGCGATTATTTGGGATGGGTCCACCGTTTCATCAGGCACAATAACAACGCTGGGCTCAACAACGATAAACGCGACAACCGTAAACGCTGCGCTAAATGGCAACGCCAGCACAGCAACGACTGCAGGAACAGTAACTACCGCAGCACAGCCGACAATCACATCGGTAGGTAGCCTGACAGGGTTGGATGTTAATGGCGAGTCAGATACTACGTCGGCACTCAGCGCTGTCGTTCAGAAAACAGGAGCGTCACATGCATCATATGCGAGCGAGATTCAACAGATTGTAGCTACCAGAGCGGCAACGAGTGCGTACAAATTTATAGCGACGAGATCAGCAGCAGGGGGCGATGTCGAGCATAATATCCGCGGGGATGGGAATGGGCTTTGCGATGGCGCTTGGACGGGAGGTGGTGCTGACTTTGCGGAGTTTATGGAGTGGGCAGACGGTAACCCTCTCGATGAAAATAGAACGGGTAAAACGGTTGCCGTCGCGGTTCAGGATACAGCAGGACATATAACGCCAAAAATAAAATTGGCGGAGGTTGGAGATATTGTAATCGGCGCGGTTAGTGCTGCGCCCACAACTGTCGGAAATTCGGACTGGAATAAATGGCAAGGCAAATATTTTAAAAACAAATACGGTGCTTATTTGCTTGACGCGAACGGAGAGCGTGAAATTAATCCCGCATGGGACGGAACGAGTTATGAAGATCACCTTCCGCGATCGGAGAGAAAAGAATGGTCGCAGATCGGCATAGTTGGATTCGTAATTGTCGATGACGGTCAGGTGATGGGCGATAACTGGATCAATTTTGGATCACTGGGCGAAGGCGTTTCCAGATGGTTGCTCAAGTAGATAGTGAAAGCCAGATGGATGACGAAATTCTGGTTTGGGTTGGAATCCTTGCCTCGCTGATCGGGTTGCTTGAGTTTGCGCGTCGCATGATTCTTGAGAGTCAGAACCAGCGGCATCAGATAAAGAGAATCATCAGATTATTAGATGATATTGAAAAGGTCCAGAACACGCTTGAGGATGTATTACTACACCCCGACGACAGCGGGTTTGGTGTCATCTGGTTAAGAAACGAGATTGATGAGTTAAAAGAAATCTGCTCAAAAATCGACCACCGGCAAAATGAACATATAAAGGCTGGGATTGATAGAATTGAAAAGGTTTTGGAGAAAATCACATATGACTGATGAAAATAGACGTTCAACAGACGCGCATATATCAATTCCCGTGTGGCTGGCTCCGATGTTACTTGCTGCGTTTGTCGTTTTGGGCTTAGGCTATGTAGTTAGTCTCTCAGCAGATGACGCGCAAGAGAGAGTTAACTTGCTGCGTAATGCGGCGCAAGTAAGATTTTTATCGCTAGAAAAAACGGACAAAGATCAACACACTAATATCATGCTAATGCGTCAAGAAATCGGACATCTGACAGAGGAAGTGACTAAAGGTGGGAGGTCTAGCGAACAAAATACAAGGTTGTTGAATCGCATAGCGAACAAATTAAATGTGGATATGGATTGATGGATATTCTTGGCGTTGGGAAATTAGTCGGTTCAGTCATCAACGGGATTGGTGATCGCAGAGCACGAAAGCACGAACTAGAAAAGACCATCGACATGAAAAAGATCGAAGCGGCGGCGGCAATCGATAGCAGCGTTGTCGCGTTGCAGCTTGCCCAGATTGAAGTCAACAAGGCTGAAGCAGCCAGTCGGAATTTCTTCGTTTCGGGATGGCGACCTTTTATCGGCTGGACATGCGGCTTCGCTTTGCTCTACAACGTGATCTTCAGCCCTCTGCTTGAAGGCTTGGGATATCAAATGCCTGTAGTGGACCCTTCACTGCTATACCCTGTGCTGCTCGGAATGCTGGGGCTAGGCGGCATGAGATCGTTTGACAAGAGAACAGGCAGCACTAACAAGTAAACACGCTTCAGGGCAATCCTGATGCGATCTGACGCGTTTTAATTCCTCGCTTATACTATCAGTATAATAGTTCACGCGGGCCTCTGGCTTGTGCATGCTAACCCTCATACCCCTGCCAACCGTTTAATTTATTTGAATATTAATTCATAAAAGAGTGTTCAAACGTTCAAGTTTGTGTATAATGAACTCACATCAACGAAAAAAGGAATTTGAAATATGAGTACATTATTCAAAGGCTTCAGCGATCTAGCCGAAGATTTGGGCACGAAGAACCCAGCCAGTGGCGACATCGCTGCAATGGAAGAATTCGCGCACGATGAAAATCTGGTGGATCACCCAATGCACCACACCACCAAGAGCACAATCGAAGGCGCAATGTTCGAGAGCAAATGCCCAGCACCAAGCTGCAGCAACGGCT